CCTTATATATTTGAAAAAATATAGGCGGTAAGTTCTTGCGTGTTACAGGCTTATGTCAACGCAAAATTTCGCGCGAATGTTGAATATCGACGAAGCATCTCAGAAAAGAATCTCGACTTCCGATTAAGTAGGGCACTAAGTAGTATTCTGAATCTGATGTATTCCGAGACGTGACACCTTCTACGGGGGTTTGCCCCACCAGGTTCGACTATGATTTATTCGGCTAGCGGGATCGTGCCGGAAGCTTCGGCGTTTTCGATATTGTCTCGCGTCCTGGGCATGGACGGGAATGTGCTGACGCAGTCAGGCGTGACCGCGATTGAGTACCAGATTTTCCCACTCGACAGCACGACGGCCCACGTTACTGCGACCCCACTGACTGTTGCAGATGTGATATTTGACACTCTGCAAACGGATCCGGCATGGACGAAGGACGCGACGGGTTACAATTTCAGACACGATATCGCTGAGACAGTGCTGACCGATCCGGCTAGTGATTACAGCGTCGAATACAAATTCACCCTGGCATCGGCTGGCGCGCCTGTTATTCGGCTGCATCCATTTCGAATTTCAATTTCTTCTCTGAAATCAGTTTAAGGCAGCAAGTAATGTCAGATGACTTCCTTGTAGTCGCTCAAGGTGGAGCGATTCCGGCAAGCGCACTCCTCACTGGATTTGGCACAATTCTGCTTGCGATGGCTGCTGCCGTCACCGCGTTATGGAAGGTCATTCATACCAATATGCAAACAGCAGAAAAGCGATTTGCTGCTTGTGAGTCCGAACACAAAATAAAAGATGCATGGCAATTAGAGGTCAGTCTCGAGCTGGGAGAATTAAAGGGACGGCTGACAGGCCACGAAGAGGCACGTTCAGACATTCGTGAACTCACTGGAGGAGTAATGCAGAAACTAGATCGGATTGATGAGTGCATGACTACAGTTGCCCATCAGTTAAGTGAGGACCAGGATGGATCCACATAAAGTTGCCGAGTTCATTTCATTGTCCCTGACATCTCCATCGTTGGTTTTTAGCTTGTTAATCATCTGGCATTTTTTGCCAGCGGCGTTGGTTGAGTTAAGATCTCGAAGGCAGCTGGATTACAAAGGCTGGATGATTCTGGGAGTTGCTGTTTCTTTTATCGGAAAGTTTTTGGACAATCTGTATTGGGCTATTCCGTGGAGTAGTTCTTACATCGGTAGTGAAAACACGATTGTGCTATTTAACGCAGGGGTGTTCTTTAACATCCCTGATCGTCAGCTTGCGACTGTGATTGCCGGAGCTTGTCATCTAAAAAGCATTTATCTTTTGCGGAAGCAGGTTGGTAAACCCACTCCTCCGCTTTGGATGGCTGTTCAAGCGTCAATCATTCTGGCAATGATTCACCTTTTCGTTTTGGAGTACTTAAAAAGGAATTAGTGATGAGCGTTGACGAGGCAACTAAGATTATGACGGATGTCGCAACTAAGCGCCGCCCGCATACACGCAATGAGATCAAAGAAGCATTTGCCGTTCTGGAACCGCCTGCCGTGGCCAGAACTACAAAAAAGACTGCGGTGAAAAAAACTGCAGTTTCCGACTAAATGGCAGAAACTGCTACGAAGAAAAAAGGTAAGCAATATGAACTTGATAATGCTTACCGCGCGGAACAATCGCGAAAACTCTCTGCCGCTGGTCGTGACATTGGGGACATTCCTGATGTCCTTAACGAGAAGCGACGGAAGAAGTGTCGGAAGAGTTTTCGGTTGTTCTGTGAGCAATATCACAAAGACCTGTTTTCGCGAGCATGGTCGCCTGACCATTTAAAAGCGATCGAAAAACTTGAGTCCGCAGTCTTGCGCGGCAACCAGTTTGCGCTCGCGATGCCTCGAGGGTCCGGGAAGACGACGCTGTGCTACATTGCTTGTGAATGGGCATTGCTTTTTGCGCATCGATCTTTTGTTGTCCTTATCGGCGCAGAAGCGACTGCCGCTCTTGAGTTATTGGATGCGCTTAGAACAGACATGGAGAACAATGAGTCACTGCTGGAAGACTTCCCGGAGGTGATCTATCCAATCCGGTGCCTCGAGGGAATCGCGCATCGTTGTAATGGCCAGACCTGTCACGGCGAACGAACTCAAATGACCTGGACGTCCGACAGGGTCGTCCTTCCAACCATCACAGGGAGTCAATCCAGTGGCGCAGCACTTAGAGTGGTCGGTCTCACAGGTCGTCTTCGAGGTATGCAATCAAAGACCCCCGACGGACATTCCATCCGTCCCGATCTCGTCGTCGTCGATGACCCACAAACCGATGACTCTGCGCGAAGTGTATCTCAGAACGATTATCGAGAGCGTTTGTTGTCCGGGGCTGTTCTCGGACTTTCAGGACCAGGCGAACCAATCGCTGCAGTGATGCCCTGCACCGTCATCCGATACGGCGACATGGCAGACAGGATCCTCGACCGGCAGCGGCATCCGGAATGGCGAGGCGAACGAACGCAACTTGTCTACGAATGGCCGAAGGCCACGAAGCTCTGGGATGAGTACGCTGACATCTGGGCGGCGGAACTCCGCAACGATGGCGATGGCTCGGTGGCAACTCTCTTCTACGCGGAAAATCAGGCTGAGATGGATGAGGGCGCAAAAGTTGGATGGGAAGAAAGGTTTTTGACTACTGAGATCTCAGCGATTCAGCATGCGTACAATCTGAAACTTAAAATTGGTGAAGAAGCGTTCAACAGCGAATATCAGAATCAGCCGGCAGACATCGAGTCGCTGACGAATCCGATCTCTGTGACTGCCGATGACCTCACCGGCAAAGTATCGAGCGTGGCTCGCGGAGTGGTTCCGGTGGAGCACGATCGGGTTGTTGGGTTCATCGACTTGAGCCAGAAGTGCCTGTGGTGGACGGTGATGGCATTCGGGCAGGGGTTCGCCGGCACGGTGATCGATTACGGCATCTGGCCGGACCAGAACGTGCGGTACTCTCGACTGTCGACGATCAAGCGAACGCTGCAGAGGCGATACCCGGGGAACGGGTTGGAAGCGGCGATGTTGAGAGGACTCGAGGACTGCACCGAACACATGATGCAAAACTGGAAGGGGGAGACCGGGGGCGAGTTCCAGTTGGAACGGTTGCTGGTCGATGAGGGGGACGGAGAACACACGCAGATTGTTCGTTCGTTCTGCCGTCGCTCAGCTTACTCTGCTGTTTTAATGCCGTCTAAGGGTCGCGGGATTCGTGCCAGCAATGTCCCGATGTGTTCTGGTAAGGTAAAGCCAAATGAACGATTTGGGACGTACTGGAAGATTGTGCGGAACCGAGACAATTCACGGTCTGTTCACGTTGACGTGAACTACTGGAAGACTTTTTCAATGCGTCGACTTGAAGCTCCGTCAGACGACTCTGGATCTGTTGACCTTTACAAGCATTCACCCCGCCACCATCAAATGTTTGCTGATCAGGTCACTGCTGAGAAACCAACTGAGGTCGAGGATATTGCCAGTGGAAACCGAGTGATCGAATGGTCAAACTCTCGTCAGCTGGACAACCACTTCTTAGACTGCTTGGTTGGATGTCACGTTGGCGCATCGATGCTCGGGTGTAGTCTTACAGCACAACAACCGATTGAGCCTGCCAGGACCAAACGGAAGAAAGTTCAATACCTCTGATGCCAAGAAAAAAAAACACTCCAAGGAAGAAAACGCTGCCAAACACGATCGAATGCGTGGCGACTCGTCCACCTTATTGCCCGAAATGTCACTGCACCGACCGCACAGAAAAGGAGTCCGTTGTTGCTGTAGAACGCGAGATTAATGGCGTTCTTCAGCCAGGGAACATCCAATTCAGTAAAGTGCAGTGGAATTATTGTGAGTGTAAAGGATGTGGACAGCGGTATCGATTTGTTGAATATCTACACCCGGCATCTCGGGTATCCGAGACGAAGCCGTTGAAGTAGGTTTTTATTTCCTCACATTTGTCTGCATGTCACAGACTATTGGGGAAATGAAAGCTTCCGCTGAAGATCTCGAGGAGATTATTAATGCGGGAGTGATGCAGTCAGCCACGGACGGGATGTCCACGACATTTGCGCACATGCGTGAGCTGAAATCACGATTAGCTCAGCTGAACAGGCAGATTGAAATCGCTCAGGAGCAAGACCAGACAAAGCCCAGATGGTCTTCGTTTGATCTCTCGGGGAGTATGTGATGCTCACCGGATTCAGCAATCGTATTGGATCAATGTTTTCGAGTGGCTATGACGCAATTAAGTCCACTGGAAAGCGAAAAGCCGCCTCTTCTGTTCTGAAACATGAAGAGGAGCAGCTGAAACATCGCGACAGAAAAGCCCTTATCGGCACAGGTCGTGACCTCAACCGAAACTATTCAATTGTTGCATGGTGCGTGCGAAAGCACCTGGATTATGTCAGTCAGTTCGACTTTCAAAGCCGAACGGGAATCGACGAGTTCGACATGCAGCTTGAAAAGCTGATCGAAGAGTGGTCGCGGCCTGCAAACTGCGATATTGCCGGCAGACATCCATTCAAACGCATGCTTCGTATGTTTGAGGCACGGCGAACAATTGATGGTGATGTCTTCGCAATTAAACGATCGAACGGCAAACTCCAGCCGATTGAAAGCGACTTAATTCAGGATCCGCCGACTCGAGAGAATGTCGGCATGGGTTGGTTCAATGGCGTCAAGGTGAACACGGACGGACGGGCAACAGCTTACGGACTGTATCGTCGTTCAACCGCCGGTCAGTACGAGTTCCAGAAGACGGTACGGGCTGGAGCTGTTATTCATCATGCGTTCTTCGATCGGTTCGATCAGGTACGTGGGATCTCTCCTCTGGCCGCTGCATTCAATACGTTTCGAGACACATACGAAGGCGTAGACTACGCTTTAGCTAAACTAAAAGTTGAACAATTGTTCGCTATGGTCATCACTGATTCATCGCAGGATGGTATGGGAACGCATACCAAAAGCGGGGACGGTTATGATGTTAATTTTGGAAAGGGTCCGATCAAACTCGAGATGGATCCGGGAGACGACGCCAAATTCCTGACCACAGATAATCCGGGTTCATCCACTCAGGATTTCCTGCATATGGTACTGGGGATGGCGCTCAAGGCTTTGGATCTCCCCTTCTCATTCTACAAAGAAGACTTCACGAACTTTTTCGGATCCAAAGCAGCTTTCATGCAGTATGAACGCAGTTGCCGGGCGAAGCGACAAGACGTTCAGGACATGCTTCGCAAGATTACGGTCTGGCGAATGCAGCTCTGGATTCAGGACGGCGAATTGAAACTGCCAGCGGGGATGACTCTTCGCGATATCCCTTTCGAATGGGTCGCACTGGGAATGCCATGGTGGGATCCAGCGAAAGAAATTAAAGGCGACCTGATGGCGATCGGTGCCGGTCTGGATTCACCGCAACGTGTCTGCCGAGAACGAGGGCGCGGCGAGTGGACTGACAATATTAAGCAGATTGCAAAAGCTAAAGAGTTCGCTCAGGAGATGGGTGTTGAAATCACATTCACCCCGGAACCCGCAAAAGTAGAATCAGAGCAGGACGACAACCCGGCTGGCGATGACGAAAGCGATGATGAGCAAACAGGCGAAAGCCGTGAAGAAGAAAGCACCGTCCAACCTGCTGAAAAGGATTTGAAATAATGGCATCAGTCGACCAGAAGCCGGCAAATTTTCGCAGCACTGTCTCCTACGGGACTCCTGAATGCCCTCAAATTGTCGATCGTGAAGGGGGGATGTTTGAGTCAGGTATGATTTCCAAGGTCTCGATTATTACTCGAGGGGAAGCGCTTGGACATGAGATGTGGGTCGATCAGGACTTTTTGTCTGATGTGACCGCAGCAATTAACTCCGCTGCAATTGCCAGCCCCACTGGTGGCGTAAAAGCGAGGTTCACTCATCCGGGTTTATCCTCAGACGGAGTGGGGCAGAAACTGGGGCGAGTGACAAACGCTCAGGTTTCTGGCGAGCAAGTTATCGCAGACGTTCATTTCCAGCGAGCCTCAACGATTAGCCCTGACGGGAATCTCGCAGAATACGTGATGACGTTAGCTGAAGAGACTCCGGAAGACTTTGGCCTTTCGATCGTATTTGAACATGATTCAGAACTTGCTGAATTGCATGTCGAGGCGAACACGTCAGGCAATCGATATGTGTCTCCAGATGAAGACAACTTAAACAATTATGTCCATGCTCAGCTGGGTCGTTTACGGTCTGCTGATGTCGTGGATTCGCCAGCTGCTAATCCAGAAGGATTGTTTCAGCGAGGCCAAGAGGCTGCGAGGGAAGGCGAAGCCTTTTTAGAATACGCATTGGGGCTTTCAGACGCTAAACCCAATACGTCACGGTTTAGCGTGGATGCGGATCGCGCAGCGATTTTCTTCACGCGATTCCTTGAGCGTCACAACTTGTCACTTGAAGAGAAGGAAGGTAATCCTGTGGACAACCCAGATACTCCAACAGTAGAGAAGGGTCCGACTCGGGAATCCTTCGCTGCTGAATTGGATCGCTATGTCGAACGATTTGGTGCCGAGTCTGGCAGTAAATGGTTTAGTGAGGGCATCCCTTACACCGATGCGCTTGAGTTGCATTTTGAATCTCTTGAGCTTCAGATTTCATCGCTGAATGATGAAGTGGCAGAGCTTAAGGAAACAATTGCATCTCTTGATCGCGGCGAAGATGACGGTGCTGATTTCGTCCCTGACGATGAATCGCCACCTGTTGAAAAGCACCTTCGCAACCGAATTAAGATTCAAGGACGCCTGGGCGAAAATTGAGTCAGCCCAACTCTTCAGACTTTCATTTTGTAGAAAACCAATCAAGGAGATGTAAACGTGGCTAATGACCTTTTAGCCGTTTCTGACTTTATCGCTGATGCTCTTGATGTAGACAAGACCATGACGAGTGAAGTCCTCAACGGTTCACCATTGGTATCACGAATCCCAATCAGTGACACCTCAGACGGTTCTGAAACGCACCAGTACAATAAGTATACTGGTGCCCCAGTCACTGGGTTCCGTTCGGCAAATGCGGGTCGTGATTACGATCATTCAGTTGATACTGTTGTGACCGCAACCTGCACAATTCTCGACTTCAGTTATCGAGTCGATTACGCAGTGGCAAATGCCTGGCGACAAGGCCCAGAGGACCTGATCGCTCGTGAAGGTGTTCGACACCTTGCGTCTGCCTTGTTCAAGGTTGAGCAGCAGATCATTTATGGTGTTACCTCACCTGGAGACGCTGCAGGCTTTGCCGGGTTCCTGGCAAACACTGATTACGACGCACTCGCTGACGATATGGTCGTTGGTGGTGGCGGGACAACTGCGACTGAGCAGTCATCTCTGTGGGCGTTTAAAACGGGCTTTGACGACGTTCGTCTGGTGACTCCGTTCACTCGGGGCATTACTCTTGGTGACACTATCGTCACCGAAGCAAACGACACTAATCACCCGGTTTATTATACTCCGGCTTCGATGTACATCGGGCTGCAGCAAGGTGGTAAGTACTCGGCTGGACGTATTGCGAACCTCTCCGAGGTGACCGATTCAAAACCACTGACCGATGATCTGATTTCGGAGTTGTTGTCTAACTTCCCTTCCGGGATGGGTCCGAACTTCATGGTCTGCAATCGGCCTATTCTTCGAGGACTGCAACAGAGCAGGACAGCGACAACGACAACCGGGGCACCAGCTCCATTTCCTGACTCAGCGTTTGGCGTGCCATTGTTTACAACGGACGCTATCACCAGTACTGAAGCAGTTGAAACGTAGGCGTAATGTCGACTCCCCTGGAAAAAGCGGTGCAGGCCAGTTTGACTGCGGTGCGTAGAATTCACGGTGCCCCCGTGACCTATTCACGCGGTGCAACAACACTGACAATCTCACGCGCAGTCCAGGGGAGGACCGGCAAGGTTACGATTGAAGTCGGCGGCACCGAACAGGTTGTCGAGGCTGCCGACTTTCTTATCAAGGTGACAGATCTCAGCACGTTGTATCCCCCGCAGGACGGTGACATCATCGTCCGGACAGTCGAGGGCGCAACGTACACATGGACAGTCGAGCCACTGAGTATTGGTGAGACTTCATGGGACTGGTCGGACACGTCGAGGACGACGGTTCGCATTCGGACCCGCAAAGATGGGGCGGATGCTTATGAGGTTTCAAACCCCACTGGGTTTGACCTGGCAGGGAACGAACTCAAATGAAAAAAGGCATTGAGTCATTCCAGATTACAGGCATTAACGAGACGATTGCTAACTTGCACAAGATCAATGGATCGTGCGCTCGTCCGGCAGTTGCTTCTGGCATACGTGCAGCCTTGGCTACGATCAGGAAAGCAATTAAAACAGAGTGTGAACATCCCAGCGTGGCCGCAACTGTCCGATCGCGATTCAAGCGGGGGAGAAAATCAAATCACAGGTTATATGCGAAAGTGGGGTTCGGGGTTGGGCCACGCCGGCCACCAAGGTTCAATAAGAGTGGCGGCGTGGGGATGTCAAATTATAACATCCACTGGTACGCAGTCGGGATGACAAAGACACAAAATCGAGTCCAGTACACGACCGGAAGGCATACTGGCAAAATGTGGACGAACAAGGTCAGGCCAGAACCAGTGAAAAAGGGTTACGCAAAGTCGCGTGGACTCGCCGTGAAGACAGCTCGCAATAAGATGCAAGCGGTGTTCATTAAGAAAATGCGGGAACGCATTAAGGTTAAGGGGTTCCGCAAGGGACTTGGGATCTAATAACCAACTTTGAAAGGTAAATGCCATGGCTAAGGTGCCATCTAAAGGAACAGTTCTTCAGCAGGAAATCTCATCCACATTCACGGCAGTCGCACAGTTGACGGAAGTGGGTTATTCCGGCGGGGAAAGCGAAACATTCGACTGCACTACTCTGGACTCCGGAGTTGGTAAGGCGCTTGGTCAAACTGGGTATTCAGAAGGTGGTGAAGTTTCAATTTCGGGCTTCTATGATCCAGCTCTTGCGGGGCACCAGGCTATTAGTGATTTGGTATCATCTCCAGCTGACAATAACTGGAAAATCATTTTCGCTGACGCTGCCACGACTGAAATGGCCTTCACGTCTGCTGGAGTTTCGTGGGAAGTTACTGCTGCGATGGCAGATGGTCTGAAATTCTCATCGACACTGAAAGTTGATGGATTGCCGACATACCCAACCTAATGAATCAAGCCTGCCAGCAAATTCATTGTGTAAGGTTCACTAAAAATGAAGTGCAAAATGCTTTTGACCCTCGAGGCTGCTCCGTCAATGCCCGACAGGTTTTGTAAATCTGAGGATGGTAAGCGGTTTATTGTTGCCGGAACAATCTTCGAGGGTCCGGAGGCATTTAAGCTTGTTCATCATGGGTACGCAGAAGCTGCGGACGATGAATGCGAAGAAATGGCGTCCCGGCAGAACCCGAATGAAAAGGGGCTGCATGCTCAGGTTCATCAGCGAATCATGGCAGAGCAGCGGGACTTCCTTGATGAACTTGAATTCGATGACGATGACGACGATGACGATGATGATGAGTGAGTCACTCGATATAAAATAAATGGATAAGCCTGCCAGCAATTCATTTAGAAAGTATGTGCAGTGTCACTATCACGCGAACAACTTCTCAAGCCAGTCCAGATTCCTCGAGAAGAAGTTGAGCTTCCTGAGCTTGGCGGATCGGTCTGGGTTAAGGGCATGAGCGCTTCGGATCGCTCAAAGTTTGAAAAGGATTTTCAAACTTCGTCCGGGAAGTCGAACAAACGTAAAATGGCTGAAGTGCGTGAGCGTTTGCTTGTGGCTTGCTGCTGTGATGAAAATGGCACTCGGATGTTCACCTATGATGATGTCACGGAGCTTGGCAAGCAGTCAATTCAGGTGGTTGAACGCATTGTTAATGTGGCTCAGCGACTCTGCGGGATGACTAATGACGATGTTGAACAGATGGCAAAAAACTCCGAAGCGACCGAAGGGGGCAGTTAGCTAATGAATTAGCCAGACTGGCTGGTGTTTTGCGACCAGAAAAATTAATGGACTCGCTGACCAGCAATGAGTTTGCTGAGCTTGAAGCATATGATCAGGTGATGCCATTAGACCATTCCGAACGAATGCTTGGGTTGTTGGCGTTTATGGTCGCAAAGTATTTAGAAATGGATTTCGGTGGCGACGATGAATTGCGGTTAATCTGCATGCCATGGCTGCCAAAAGAAAAAACGACATCAGAAACAGCAATTGCCGCACTGTCGCCAATAGCAAAACCAAAAAGGAACGAATAAGTGGCCGTCGCTGGTAACCTCGTTATTAACCTGATGGGCAACACGCAAAACCTCGCCAAGAAATTGGCGCAAGGGCAGGCGATGGTTCGTGGGTTTAACGTTGGAGCTAGTGCCAGCCTGACATCGTTTGCGTCAAGAGCAGTGGCTGCTTTCGCTGCCGTTGGGGCTGCGATAAAAAGGTTCATGGCGCTCCTGTTGTCTGCAATGGTAGTGCTGGGTCAGTTTGCTGTAATTGCTACCGCGATGGCAATTGCAAAAACGATTGAATATGACGACGCCTTGAGATCCGCCGGTGCAAGAGCAAGGGCAACAGAGAAAGAACTAAAAGACCTGGATGATCGTGCGCGCATGCTTGGGCGCACAACATCCTTCACCGCAACCCAGGTCGCGAGTCTCATGGAGAAACTGGGGCAAGGTGGTTTCAAAGTTCCTGAGATTATTGACATGACCGATGATGTCATGAATCTTGCGAGAGCAACCGGAACTGACGCTGCTATGTCAGCGGAACTCATGGCGACCACAATGCGAGTCTTTGGAATTGCTGCCAATGATGCCGGGCGGGTTGCTGATGTTTTCACTGGCGTTGCGAACAGGACTTTGACCAGTGTTGAAGAGTTAGCTGAGGGCTGGAAGTTTGCCGCAAAACCAGCCGCTGACCTTGGGATGTCTCTCGAGGAAACTGCCGCCGTGATGGGGACACTGTCGCAGATGGGCCTAAAAGGATCAATCGCTGGCACTGCGATCCGTCGTTTATCGGCAGTTTCCGCCGCTGAAGCGGGAAAACTGGAAAAGCAATTTGGTATTAAGTTCAAAGATGCTGCCGGGAACGCTCGTCCGTTGCTGGATATCATGGCTGATATCTCCGTGGCTACGAAAAGCCTTGGGTCTGCTGACCGAATGACAGAGTTCTTTGAGGCGTTTGGGCTGAGAGGAGTGACGGCAACGTCAGGTCTTGCTGATAACGTTATGGAAACAGACAATCTGGTTGCTGCGTTACAAGCTGCTGGAGGAGAGGCTGCAGCAACTGCTGCGAAAATGGATGCGGGTATTGGTGGAGCGTGGCGAAGATTTAAGTCTGCGGTTGAGGGCATGGCATTGATGCTTGGCGAGGTTCTTACGCCTGGCTTTATCACTGCAATGGATGCAATTCGAGACAAGATGAATGAAACAACAGACTGGTTATCCGCAAACTGGACTTCGGTCATGAATGACATCGCAACAGTCATTACGATTGGGATGACCTATGCGGACTTTGCAATCGAGAACTGGAAGCTACTTGCGGCCATTGCATTCACTACGGTGATCTTAGCAATTCGAAAATTTGGAAATGTGCTGATTCATATTTTCACTGTTGTTGTTCCGACCGCCGCATCATGGTTCGCTGAAAATTTTGTAGCAATAATGAAAAACTCAATTGGATTTGTGTTTGAGCAGTTCCGAAAACTCTCTTCAGGATTCATGGCAATCTGGACCGCTCTCCTGGACTGGTTTGATAATAAGGGTTTCAATCCAGATTTTTCCGGAATGAAAGATCAATTCCAATCGCATGCGTTGACGGCGTTTGATCTTCCCGATCGAGTAAAAGGCAAAATCGAGAAGGAGACAGAAGAAGTACTGGGCAAATTGAAAAAGAGCGCAGGTTCCAAACTAGATACGATGATGCACGACCGTTTAACAGAACTGAAGCGGTTGCAGGACGAAGCTGCCGCCCAAAAACTGAATGATACGAAACCAGAGGACCCTCTCTCTGATAAGAGACGATACGGGGCAGGGGGTTCGGAAAGGATGGGCACGGGCGATGCTGGTATTGCTGGGGCGCAAATGCGAGGTTCGACTGAAGCGCTGATGACAATCTTAAAGTCACCCGGTGCTAAGACAGATGAAATGATGTTAGCAATCCAGAAAAAACATCTGGCTATCGCAAAGGCTGCTGCTGAGGCTGAAAAGAAACAAGCCAAAGCAACTCCAGTTGTTCTTAATGTTGTAGGTGCCCCATGACTGTTAAATTCCACGGAGAAGTCCACGAGGCCCGAAAAGGGAAAAACGACAAGGGTGAGCGGGCATATACTCGCGTTTTTAAGCTTGAAACATCGCTCCTCTCTGAAGATGTTTTCGACGTTGGTTCACATGCTTCTCTGCCAGCAATTGGGCAAGCTTATCCCCGTGATCCAGACTCATTATGTCAATCGATCGACGTGCAATGTGTTGCTGGCTGGAAGCAATGGCAGGTGACAGCGGAATACAAAGTGGATGAGGGGTCTTATGTTGATCCTGAAGACGACACTTACAAACTTTCATGGTCGTCTGAAATCTACCAGGAGCCTGCGTTTCGGGACGCAGATAACAAAGGAATGTTCAACAGTGCGGGTGACTACTATGTGGATCCGCCGATTCAAAGAGATGCTGCCCAGTTGATCGCCAAGTTCAAAAAGAATTATGCCGTCATCCCCTCTTTTGTTTTATCGTTGCAGAACGTAGTTAACGACTCTTCGATATCGATTGGAGGACTATCGATTGACCAGTACCTGGCTAAAATGACACGAGTAGAAATCTCTGAATTTAAGAAGCGTGGTAATTACAAGTATTATACGGTCAGCTACGAAATCCATATTAAAAAAGAGGGGTGGAGAGTTGCCGTACTTGATGCTGGGTTAAGACAAATCGATCCCGACGACGATACAAAGCGAATACCTTGCAAAGATGCAGATGACGAACCTGTCACCACTGCCGTCGCTTTGTATGGAGTTGACAGCCCAAACCAAGGACAGCAGCTGCTGAACCCCACTCCTGATACTGCGTATTTCAAAGAGTTTAAAGTGTACGCCGAAGGCGACCTAAGCGTCCTGCCAGGGGTGAGCTAATGCCATCCGTGCCCACCGATGAGTTTATGGCTCTGATCACTCGCACGGTTGAAGATTACATGCGCCGTGTGAAAAACGGGAATGTCTCTAGTGGGAAAGGTGTAGTTCCTTCCAGCCGATCACATTGGGCTATTTGCAATGAGGAAATAACTGCCGCAAGTAACGGGGTCACAACGCCGTCAACTGGAGATATTGAATTTCTTGCTCGGAAAAGATCGTCAAATGCTTTGGAGCGAACAGGGATTATAAAAACGCTCACGCATCGATATGAGGGGATCACGCTGGAAGAGGACACCTTAATTCGGGTGAAACATGCCGATGGTGAGTGGATGCTGGAGGCAGCGGACTGCGACGCGATGGGGAG